ATTCACACAAAACTAAGCGATTTACCCTCTCACGGCGAGCAAATGATTAAGTTCTGCGAGGAAATAGGCTATGAATTGCTTCCTTGGCAACAATGGCTCGCTCATCACTCGCTTAAATACAAGCCGGACGGCCGATGGGCTCATCCTGTAGTGACCTTGCTGTGCGCGAGACAACAAGGAAAGAGCACATTTATGGCGCTTCAAATTTTATTTAGGATTTACGTTCTCAAGGAAAAGTTACAAGTCCACACAGCCCACAAGCTCACAACCTCAGCCGAACTCTTTTACAAAATCTATGGAATTATCGAATCAACTCCTCGACTAGCTGCCGAGTTCACTAAGAAGCTGGAAAGTAAAGGATTTCAAGAATTACAGTTTACCGAAGGCCGTCGATACATAGTCCGAGCCAATAACTCAGCTGGTCGAGGTATTGCCGCACCTGAAACCATTCACCTAGACGAGGCTCGCGAATATAAAGACGAGGATGTATGGTCTGCTCTGCGTTATACTCAAATGGCTAGTCCTAATCCTCAAATATGGGTGTACTCCAATGCTGGAGATCAACATTCAATAGTTCTAAACAAATTACGCGAGCGAGCATACGCCGCTATTCACGGCGGCTCTGACGATATTGGTTGGTTCGAATGGTCTGCACCTAACGGACTTAAATTTGATAATTCATCGGACTTTTGGCTTGGTGTCTGCCAAGCTAATCCGTCACTTGGTTATACAGTCCATCCTGACAATATCCGCGCCGTATTGTCAGACCCTGAAGATATTGTTCGAACCGAAGTTTTATGTCAATGGGTCGACACAATCAACCCAGTTATTAGTCCGACTCAATGGGAGAGTTGCAAAGTTGAGGGGCTTCGACTCAACCCTGAGGCGGATACTTGGTTGGCAATCGATCTCAGTCCTGATAGAAAACAAGCGGCATTAGTAGCAAGCCAAAAACTTGAAGGCGATAAATTTCAAGTCATTCTTTTGCAGACTTGGCACAATCCGTCTAATCTTGATGACAAGTCTCTGGCTAATGATCTAGCTGAATGGGTGCGCAAGTATCCGGTGCAGCTGGTGGCCTACTCAGCCCGAACCGCTTCGGCCGTTGCTGCGCGATTAGCACCGGCGGGAATTAGGACTGAACCTATAGATGGTCTTGACTATGCGCAAAGCTGCGATGAGCTACTGGGAGCAATCTCGTCACAGCGGTTAGTTCATTCCGGACAAGATGAACTGACTAAACATTGCCTAGCCGCCGTAAAGCTACCTTTCGGCGACGGCGGTTGGGTAATGGGTCGTAAGGTAAGTAATGCGATTATCTGTGGAGCAGTTGCTTCAGCAATGGCGACTCATTACGCCACAAAAGCCAATAATGGTGTTGATATTGTAATTGTGTAGCACATACCCTTTACAATTTAGGTTCAATGGGTGCTATTCGAGATTTCTTCTTTCCACAAGTAACAGCAGTTAAGGCTGACAAGCCTCTTGATGTCACAGCTGCTCTTACGCCCATTCAAATTTCAGATTCTGTTTATAACATTCTTGGCGGAGCAACTAATACAACTCGGCAATTGGCTATGAGCGTTCCTTCCGTCGCTCGCGCTCGAAATATTATTTGCGGAACTATTGGCTCTTTACCTCTGACAACATTTAACCGAATTACTGGTGCATACGTAGATCCACATCGCGTCATTAATCAACCAGATCCAAGAGTTGCTGGATTTGTTGTTTATAACTGGTTAGCCGAAGATATTTGGTTATACGGTGTTGGTTATGGACAAGTTTTGGAAATGTATGCTGCAACCGACGGCGGTCGCGTCCGCGCTTGGACTCGTATTAGTCCAGACCGAGTTACAGTTGACACAAATTACAAGAACACAGAAATTACAGGTTACAAAGTTGACGGTATTGCTGTACCCGTAACCGGAGTCGGTTCAATTATTCGTTTTGATGGACCAGATGAGGGATTACTTCACAGAGCTGGTAAAACGATTGCTGCGGCTGTGTATTTAGAAAATGCAGCCGTTAATTATGCTAAAGAACCAGCGCCGTCAATGGTTATCAAATCTAATGGTACAAATTTAACTGCTGAAAGAATTTCATCACTTCTTAGCGCTTGGAAAACTGCTCGTCAATCTCGTTCAACGGCTTTCCTTAATGCTGACGTCGATTTGAAAGAATTTGGTTTTGATCCTAAGTCATTACAGCTTGCAGAGGCTCGCCAATACGTCGCGCTTGAATTAGCTCGCGCTTGTGGCATTCCTGCTTACTTCTTGAGCGCCGAAACTACTTCAATGACTTATTCAAACGCGGTATCAGAGCGGCGCTCATTAGTTGATTTCTCACTTCGCCCCATACTTAAGGCAATTGAGGAAAGACTGTCATTGCCGGATTTTGTACCAAATCCTGTAATGACTCGCTTTGCACTTGACGATTTTCTTCGCGGTAATGCTTTGGAACGCGCTCAAGTTTATGAAATTCTAAATCGTATCGGCGCGATGAGCGTTGAGCAGATTCAACGAGAAGAGGACTTAATTCCTAATGAGAATTAATATGCCAATGGTCGTAACAGCGGCCGATACCGTCAAGCGCACAATTAGCGGCACAATTGTCACTTGGAACGAGCAAGGAAATACTTCAGTTGGCCCAACAGTATTTGCAGCCGACTCAATTGAGATGAAGCCGGTTAAGTTGTTGCTTGAGCACGACCGTACTCGCCCAATTGGTAAAATGGTTGCTCACGAAGTTACAAAAAACGGAATTGTTGCTACTTTTAAAATTGCTAATACAATGGCGGGAGAAGACGCTTTAATTGAAGCGACAGAAGGCTTACGCGATGGATTCAGCGTCGGAGCACAAATTAACGAATGGGTCAATGCTTCTGGCGTAATGAAAATTACCTCAGCAACCCTTGATGAAGTTTCTTTAGTAACTGATCCAGCGATTGACTCAGCTCGCGTTAGCGAAGTCGCTGCATCTGAAAACGAAACACAAAAAGAAGATTCCGCTCCGGCAACCGCCGAAGAGGACAAACCAACCGAAGGAGAACAAGTGTCTGACACTACCGTTCCTGCTCCTGCCGAAGAAACGGTAGAAGCAGCCAAGGTGGAAGCCGCTGCGCCACGCCCAGCGTTCTACACCGCTCCTCGCCTTGAGTTTACAAAGGCGAAGTATCTCGAAAACAGCGTTCGCGCTGCTCTTGGTGATGACAATGCTCGCGCTTATGTTCGCGCAGCAGATGACACCACAACAAATAATGCTGGCTTGATTCCAACACCACAGCTTGCAGAAATCATCAATCCGCTATCAAATGCTGATCGCGGTTCAATCGATGCAATCAGCCGCGGAGTTCTTCCAGCTGCTGGTATGACATTTGAAATTCCTAAGATCACCGCAGTTCCAACAGTTGCAGAAGTAGCTGAAGAAGGCGCAATTGGTGAGACCGGAATGACAAACTCTTTCCTTTCCGTATCTGTAAAGAAATTTGCTGGCGGACAGGAATTCTCAGTAGAACTTTTGGATCGTTCTTCACCATTGTTCTTCGAGGAGCTCGTACGTCAAATGGAATTTGCTTATGCAAAGGAAACAGACAAGTACGTTACAAATCTCATCATTTCTTCAGGACAACTCGCACCAACAGCTCAAGACAACACCGCAGCTGGTCTTCTTGGCTTCGTAGCGCAAGGCGCTGCTGAGGTTTATGAAAACAGCCTTGGATTTGCTCGTTCACTTGTTGTATCACCTGAACAATGGGCAAATATTATGAGTTACAACGACAATGGCCGTCCAATCTATACAGCAACAGCACCATCAAACGCTGGCGGAGCGGTAAGCCCACAGTCACTACGCGGAAACGTTGCAGGTCTTGACCTCTATGTATCTCGCTCACTTTCAGCATTGACCTACACCACAGGTGACGGATCAATGTTTGTAATTAACCCAGAGTCCTACACTTGGTATGAATCACCACGATTCCAGCTTCGCGCTGACGTAATCGCAACAGGCCAAGTCAAGGTTGCATACTATGGATACGGCGCACTTGCAGTTAAGGTCGCTAACGGTTCTTGTCACTTTAACAAGAACTAGTCAATTCAATAGTTAAGCCCTGTCCGCTCCCGAGCAGGGCTTAACCCCTTAGAACGAAAGGAAGGCGAGATGCCAACGATAGTCACAGCCACAGAGCTAAGAACCATCCTTGGCGTCTCGTCTGCCCTTTATTCAGATGCTTATCTCGACGATATTTGCGATGCTTCGGAAAATATCGTTATTCCTATGCTTGTTACTTTTCAAAGCAAAATTAATAAGGTTAAACTTGAAGATAATGTGGCTTACTTCGAGACCGCCACAATTCACGAATTTACCGAAGGTCAATCCGTTATTATTACCGGTTGTGGATCACCATTTAACGGTACGCGGACAGTCACAAATGATTTAATTAGCCCTTATGTATTTACCGCCGCTATCACAAATGCTGACGTATTGGAAAAAAACATTATCCCAGCCGGAAACGCTGCGCTCTCTGGATTATCGACCTATGTCGGAAATGCCAACGTTGAAGCTGCCGTTTTGGCTATTTCTGTCGAAATATTCCAAGCTCGAACAGCCGCAGGTGGAGCAATCGAAGGAGTAGATTTCAGCGTCTCGCCTTATCGCCTTTCCAAAAATCTTCTTGCTAAAGTTACTGGCTTACTTGGCCCTTATCTTGACACCGATGCGATGGTGGGCTAATGCCAGCATCCACAATCTCTGGAGACGTTCGAGGCGCAATTAAAACCGCGCTCGCCTCTGTTAGCGCGAACGTTTACGATCACGCGCCCGAAGCGCCTATCGTTCCTGCTGTTGTAATAGTTCCAGACTCTCCGTATATGGAACTAGAAACAATTGGTAAGAGTCCAGTCCGAGTCAAATTAAATTACACAATCACCGCAGCAGTCGCTTATCTTTCTAACCCTGCCTCTCTCGATAATCTCGAGAAATTAGTTATTAGTATTCTTGGGGCGCTAAACGCTTCCAAGTATGAGTTATCAACAGTCGAAAGACCCTCGATAACTACAGTTGGAACGACAAACCTACTCGTTTCAGATATTCGCTTGAGCGTCCGCTACGAGCAAACTTCATAAGGAGACCAGATGGCAACGACAATCATAACTGGGCGCGATGTGACTTTCACTCTCGATAGCACAAGCTACGATGCCCAAGCAACAAGCGCAGTTCTAAGCTGCGAAACAATTATCGAGACCTATCAGACTCTTGATGGTCGCGCTTACAAGTCCACAGATAAGCAATGGACTTTCACTATCGAATTGCTTCAAGATTGGGGAGCTACTGGCTCACTATTCGAAGCAATGTGGACAGATGCCGAAGCTAATCCAAATACAACTTTGGCAGTATCATTCACAGCTGCCACAGGCGCAGTATTTGCTTTCAACGTACTTCCAATCTTCCCAGCAGCCGGCGGAGCAGCTCCCGGAGCGCTCACCGACACTTGGACGATGACAGTCGTTGGAACACCAACAGAGACATTTAGCTAAGAGATCGGGGATCGGGAGCAATGAAATTAGCAATTACAATTGAATATAACAGCGGAGAGTCGGCGACTTATATCGCTCAACCGCCAGAGTGGGCCAAGTGGGAAAAGACCACGGGTCATACAATCACAAAGGCGCAAGAGAATATAGGAATTTGGGATCTTCTTTTTCTAGCCTATAACGCCTACAAGCGCGAAAATGCTGGTAAACCCGTTAAAGCGTTCGAAGTCTGGATGGAAACAGTTGCAGACGTTAGGACAGTTAGCGAAGACCCAAAAGCCACAGCGCCGACTCCGTAAGGCGGATGCTAGTCGTAGTCGCGCTAAAGACGGGAATCCCGATGCATTATTGGGATGATTGGGATGATGTAGCAACGGCAGTTGAGTTAGTTAAGGAGATGAATAAAGATGGCTGATGAATTGGCGGCGTTCGATAAAACCGAATTACGCCAAGTTTATAAGGCCTTTAATCTTCTTGGTGATGAAGCCAAAGCAGAAGCTAGAGAAACTTCTAACAACCTTGCCACTTATCTTCAACGCCAAATAGCCCAGAAATCTCAAAGTCGCGTCAAAGGTCAAAAGGCAATTGAGCGAATCGTTGCAGGATCTAAAGTATCTAAGACCAGCACAACCGGCGAAATTCGTTATGGTTATACCGGTCAAAGATTTAGCGGGGGTGCTAATACCCAACAACTATGGGCTGGCTTTGAATTTGGTTCTAATCGCTGGAAACAATTTCCAAGTTATTCCGGTCGGCAAGGTCGCGGCTCTCGCGGTTGGTTTATCTACCCGACACTTCGCCAAGAACAACGCAATATCGTTAGCCAATGGACAGCGGCGTTCAATCGTATTTTAGATAAGTGGGGCATAGGTGGCATCTGATTCGAGAGCCTTAACGCTCAAACTTTTAGCCGATACAGCGGATTTCCAAAAGAAATTAGAAGCTGGTTCTAAAGACATAGATTCCATCGGCGAACGCGCCGCAGAATTTGGTAAAAAAGCGGCTTTAGCCTTTGCTGCTGCTGGAGCTGCCGTTGGTGCTTTTGCGGTAAGTGCAGTCAAAGCCGCCGCCGAAGATGAGACAGCTCAAAAGCAATTAGCAGCGACTATTGCGGCGACAACCGATGCAACGGCTAAACAAATTGCCGGTGTCGAAGAATACATAAAACAAACTTCTATTGCAATCGGTGTTACCGACGATCAACTGCGCCCAGCATTTGCAAGATTGGTTCGTAGTACCAAAGACGTCGAAGATGCTCAAAAGTTACTCAATTTAGCCCTTGACATTGCTTCGGCAACTGGGCGTCCGTTAGAAGGCATAGCAAATGCATTAGGTCGCGCTTATGATGGAAATACGACAGCACTTGGTCGCCTCGGTTTAGGCCTTGATTCTAATTTAATTAAATCAAAAGATTTTGATGCCATATTTAAAGAATTAACTAGCACTTTTGGCAACTTTGCAGAAAATGAAGCACTTAGCACCGAGAAGCAAATGGAGCGAGTCAAGATTGCTTTGGATGAAGCAAAAGAATCTATCGGTGCAGCTTTACTACCTGTTGTTCAAGAATTGACTGCTTGGATTTTAGATAATTTTATTCCAGCGTTGGAAGCATTTATCGCAGGTCTTACCGGTCAAGATGGTTTGGACGGAGCGTTAACCGAAACCCAAAGAACCGCCGTTGAGTGGGGCAAAAAAGTACGCGGTTTTATAGAAACTGTGATAGATCTCAAAGATGAAATTCTGATTACTGCTGGCGTTATGGTTGCTGCTTTCACAGTCAGTAAAATCGTTGCTGGCGTTACAGCTCTTATTGCTTTAATCAAAAGCCTAATTGTTGCTTATAATGCTTTAAAAGCAAGCGCACTCGTAGCCGGAGTTGCTCAGGCTTTTGCTTTAAATCCTGCTCTTGGAGTCGGCGCTGTGGCTTTAGCCGCAGCAGTTTTGTCTGGAGCAAATGCGCTTGCAAAAACTGGTGACGTCGACACAAGTGAATTGGGTGTAAATACCGGTGGCGGTTTTGGTAATAGACCATTTGGCAGCGTTGTTAGTGGTTCTAATTCATCGTCTTCTACTTCTAGTTCAAGTGGCTTTTCGAGTGGAATAGTGAGTGGTTCGATAGGTTCAACCGGCAGCAGTTCGGCTAAACCTCAACCCACTTTGATTGAACAAGTGACACAGGAAAATTTTATAAAAAATCTAGCTCCGGGAAATTTCAATCCGTCTGGAGTTCGCCGCGCAGATGAAATAGGAAATGTAACAATAAATGTTAATGGTGCTATTGATCCAGCCTCTACAGCGCGACAGATAGCAACCATATTAAATAACGAGGCGGCAATTTCGGGTAACTTTACTAATCTTGGAGTTAGTCGATTCGATCTTAGGCCAGAATAATGACTTGGACAATAGATCCCACGGTTACTATTGGTGGCGTTGATTATACTAGCGAATCTTTAAACGGCGTTTCCATAACCTATGGCCGTACAACGATATGGGAACAACCTCGCGCCGGATATGCATATATTCAAATAAAAAATGATAATAATTCCGCGCTGGCTATT